TAGATTAAAAGTGTTTTAACTTTGCTTATAGATTGCTTGCAAAGTGTTTTCCCGTAACAAAAAAGATAGTTAATTTGTTACAAATCCCTGTGTGAGAAACGAGAAAAATTGTTGTAAGTCACTATTTTAACGAGGTTTAAATAAAATGATAACATTTCTGGGTAATGGTAAGAACAATGATGTGTATGGTGATGTGATATGGAGGCATAGGGGGGATAGGGATGTAATAGTGTCTTGTCAGTATCCTTATTTAATTCCGCCCTCTATAGTGAGGTGTGGTATTCCTGTAGTTAATATACATTATGGGATATTGCCGTATTACAGGGGTGTTGCCCCGATATACCATCAGATGATGAATGGCAGTGAAGCAGGGGTTACATTACACTGGGTAGATGAGAAGTTTGATACGGGTGATATTATTGATGTTTATTCTTTCCCGCACCACGGGCATACGGCAGATGAGGTGTATAAAGAGTGCGAGAAAAGGGGTGTGTGGCTGTTGGAGCAGTGGATAGATAAGATCATAGATGGCACAGCACCCAGGAACAAACAGGGAGATGGTACTTATTACAAAGGCGGTATTGTAGACTGGAACAGGGAGAAGTTCATAGGCAGTCCGTTCTTTGATCCTGAACAGATCAGGAGGATATTCGCTACACATTTTAATGGCAAGCAGTATCCTGAGATAGAAGTGGCTGGCAGACGGTTCGAAATGAGGGCAAAATGAAGATAGCAGCGTTTAGTCCTGTGTATAACGAAGAATCTCTGATTAAAGGATGCATAGAGTCATTTAGGGGTGTCGTGGATAGGCATATTATTCTTCTCGCCTCCCAGCCTTTCTACGGCACTCCCTCCCCATCTGATCGCACAAAAGAGATAGCGGAGAGTTTGGGGGCAACCGTTGTCTCTGGGAATTGGAAGAATGAACCCGCAATGCGTAACTGCGGCAACCTGCTATTAAGAAACTACGACTGGATTCTTGTCAACGATGCAGATATGTGGTGGCAGAGGCGGGAGTTATATAAACTCCTTGAAACAATGAGAACAACCACCAAGAACGCCATCTGCTCTCCTCAACTTGCTTATTGGTATGACACTAACCACGTTCTAGTTGGTGACGGTTTCTGTCCTGTAACCGCATTGAGACCGAATGTAAGGTGGCACAGTGTTGCCTGTGTAAACTGTGACTACGAACTATCTACGGCTGTTGTAGACCATCTTAACTGGTGTGCCCCTAAAGACATCTTGAAGAAAGTGCAGACATATAGCCACGCTAACGAGTATACAGGAGCAAAGGAATGGTGGGAGAATAACTGGGTCGGTTGGCAGGAAGGAAGCCCAGCAATCATGCCGGACGGAAAGTTTTTCGATGTAGCGTATAACCCTCTGCCACAAGAACTTAGGAAATATTTAGTGGTTGACTCTTAAACAATAGGTATTGACTTTAAATCAAAAGTATGTTATAATACTAGTAGGAAGTGGAGAGAGTAATCGTGCTTGTTTCTTGCATATACGGAGCAGTAGACCTTTCGAAATGCCTAAGTTGCTCGCTTTCAAACGAGTGCGAGATACGAAAGAATTTCCTTCCTCGCCCTCATGATAAGGGGCCTGACGCAACAACAAATGACTTTATCTACTGCAGGGGCGAGTTTGATCCGTATAACAAGATTCGCAAGATAGAGATTTATCAAGAGTCTCAAGGATATAAGAAGCATATTATACAAGTTCGTAAGGAACTTGGACTTGAATAATCCCGCAGGGTGGGTCGGGTGTTAAATATAACCCCCAACATTTGATGACAGATCAGGAAAAAGTATACGAGGTTCTACAGACCGATATATCTGTCTTTGCACAGTATTTCTGTAAAGACCTTGTAACCACACAAACTCCTGAGTTCCATAAAGAGATATACAGACTCGTAGCAATTAAAGACCGTTTACTTCTTGCTGCGCCTCGTGGATTCGCAAAGTCAAGTATAATCGCAAGGATTTATGCACTACATTCATCCTTATTTAAGAAACATAAGGACATTGTAATCATTTCTGCGTCTGAGTCGTTAGCTGTTGAGCACTTGCGGTGGATTAAGTTAACGCTTGAGGGAAATCAACTTATCCGTGATTACTGGGGTGATATGACCTCAGACAAGTGGACAGAGACGCAGATTACGGTTAAGCATAAAGACGGGTTTACTTGTAACATTCGTGCAAAGGGTGCTGGTGCGCAGATCCGTGGTTTCCGTCCTACCTGTATCATCTTAGACGACATTGAAACGGACGACAGTGTTGCGAGTGAGGAGCAGAGAAGGAAGTTAAAGGGTTGGTTATTCAAGGCGTGTCTTAACTCTCTTGCTGTTAATGGTCAGTTCGTATTTATTGGAACAATTATCCACCCTCTTGCGGTGATTAACGATTTATTCTCTGTCCCTAACCGGTGGGAAAAGAGAAAGTTCTCTGCCTATAAGTCCGAAGCGCAAGTCGCAGGGAACGAACTTTGGCCCGAGTTGTGGCCTCACGATAGGTTGCAGGGCAGAAAGAGCGAGATAGGAACGTCTGCATTTGCATCTGAGTTCTTAAATAATCCGTTGCTTGATGAGAACGCGGCGTTTAACGAACAAGACATCAGGTATTGGGACGATTTACCGAAACAATACTCTTGTGTAATGGCGATTGATCCTGCGTATAGCGAGGACGAGAAGGCAGATAACAAGGTTTGTGCGTTGGTTGGTATAGACCAGAATATGAACCGGTATCTTATCGACTATATCCGCACCCACGATACATCTTACGACTTTATTAACGCCATTTTAACGATGTATCAGCGCAATAGTCAGTATGTAACGGCGGTTGGTTGTCCTAATAGCGGTGGAGACAAAGAGTTCTTTACTAGTCTGATGAGGATAGCGGAAGAAAGAAAGATATATCCTCCGTTTGTTGAGTTAAAGAACACATTTACTACGGCTTCAGGCGTTAAGGTTAGAAACAAGCACTCAAGAATTAAGGCGGCACTTCAGCCTTTATTTGAGAACGGAAAGTATTATATCAATGCGTCGCATCTTGAAGCGAGGGACGAACTCCTCTCACTCGGCACAGCGGAGAAGGACGATTTGGTTGATGCAATGTGCTATGCGGAAACGATCATCACGCCACAGTTCTTCGGTGAAGAATTAAAGAGTGAATACGACGTTGAAGAAAAGTCAAATCCTGACGGTTACGGAATGGAATATTGATGATTTTGAAATGTGGTGACTGCCTTGAGTTGATGAAGGAGTTGCCGGATAAGTCGATAGACATGATTTTGTGCGACTTGCCGTATGGAACGACCGCTTGCAAGTGGGATACAATCATTCCGTTTGAGCCATTGTGGTCGTGTTATAAGCGGATTATTAAAGACAGAGGGGCTATTGTTTTGACAGCAAGCCAGCCGTTTACGAGTGCGCTGGTTATGAGTAATATTGATTGGTTTAGGTACTGTTGGGTTTGGGAGAAATCAACAAAGACTAATTTTCTTAATGCAAAGATACAGCCGCTAAGGAAACATGAAGATATAGTTGTTTTTGGTTGTAAAAATACGAGATATTATCCACAAGGGCTGTCTGACAAGAATAGTTTTACAAAACAAGGAAAGACAGAGACAGACAATTATGGGGCTCAAGACAGAAGTCAAGGCGGGTATTTTCAAGAAAAAACTGGGTATCCACACGATATAATAAATATAAAATCAGAGCCTACTGTTGGGATAAAGCATCCAACACAAAAACCAGTATCACTTATGGAGTATCTAATTAAAACATACACAGACGAAGGCGATATAGTTCTCGATAATTGTATGGGTAGCGGGACAACTGGTGTTGCTTGTAAAAGACTTGGCAGAGATTTCATTGGTTTTGAATTAGACCCGACTTACTTCGAGATAGCAAAGAAACGAATTGAGGAAATATGAAGGCAGAATACGGACAGACCTCTAATCAGACATCTACAGATGAACAGTCATCTTTAGTTCAGCGTATCGAGGGAAAGATACAAGAGGCTATCGGTTCAACGACCGAATGGGTCGATAAGCAAGAGAAGTATTATAAAATGCGGATGAGGGTCAAGAAAGAAAAGACCTTCCCGTTCAAGAACGCATCTAATCTCCGTATGCCCACCGCCGAATCTTATATTCGCAAGGCTAAGGCTGGGATTATGAATGTTGTGTTTGGTCTACGCCCTATCGTCCAAGCAATACCGAGTCCTGGTGGGAATGTAAGGGTCGCAGCAAAAATCGAGAAGTTCTACGACCACTTGATTATGGATGTTATGGGATTTCGTCCAAAAGCCACGATGATTGTAGACCAAGCGCTTGAGAAGGGAATGGAGTTAGCAAAGCCGTTCTGGAGACTTGATATTTGCGACAGGGTTATAAACATCAAGACAGACGAACTCGAACCTAACGATATGATGGCAATTATGCAGTTGCCAGTCGAGCAGTTAGTTCCGGTTGCTGTTAAGAGATTTGATATTGATATGGGAGAGGCGGTGCGTGATGACAATACTGACGCACTGATTGAGGCGATTACAAAACTGAAGGCTGGCGAGAAGAAGGTTCAGTTATCAGTTAAGGACATTCTCTACAACGCACCAGATGTTTCGCTTATCGCACCAGACCGTTGTTATGTGCCGACCTATTCAGGCGTTGATGTACAGGGCAACGAATGGATTGTTCACGAGTATATCCTTCCGATTGATGCCGTAGAACGCAAGGCGGATGACAGGGGTTGGAGTAAAGACGCTGTAAAAGAGATTAACGAGTATCGTGGGCGTGACAATAAAGAGTCAAGCATCGATATGACTAAAGACCTTAGAGAGGGTATTACGCTTCTTTCAAAGTCTGGTCTTGTTAAGATAAGAGAATTTTATGGCTATGAAGACATCGGCAATGGGAAGAAAGAGAAAGTCCTCGTTACATACTCTCCTCAATTCAGTAAAGAACTCAAGAAAGTCAAGTGGCAGTCCTACACAGGAGATTACCCATTCGTCAAATTCTTTTACGAACTTACAGACGACAGATGGTTCTCACATAGGGGAATTCCAGAGCTTCTCGAGGACATCATAAAAGAGATTGATACACAGCACAATATAAAGATTGACCAGCAGACAATCCGCAATGCACCGATGTTCGTTTATCGCAGCGGGATGGTTAATCCTAACACTGTGCAGATGAGACCAAACCAAGCGATTCCTGTCAAGGGAACGATGGCGCTTGGTGATGTGGTACAGGCTTTGAATTTCAACAACCCGAATGTTGAATATTCTTACGAGAGGGAACAGCAGTTATTAGAGAGTAAGGCACAAGAACTGCTT